ATTAAGTCCCATATTGCTCACCTCACGATAACTTAGATGCTTGCACAATGCTAGTAACATTGTCATTAGTATCTTTCGTTATCAAAATATTCAACAACAGACCTGCACTTGTAATAGCTACATCAGACGCAGAACCTATGTATTTAAGCGTTCCTGCATCAGTAATACTCAGTGGGTAGTCAGCAGAGGACTCAATATACGCAGTAAACACAGTAGAATTTCTAACTTCTAAACTAGCCACAATTTTTAAAAGGCTAAGGGTAAATGCCCCTGTTGCTATATAGTGCATTACGGGCATTTGAGGCGTATTACTTGAACCGCTCACCACAGGAGAAAGGTATCTTTCAGCTCCCAATAGCACTTGCTTAAAGCTTTGTTGTGCACTCCATGTGTTAGCAGTATTCTTTTTAGCATAATCATCAAGTGACTGATGCTGTGTCAGATAGCCAGCATCGTTCTCCAAAGTGGATACTTTGGTAGGAATTTTACTGCCGAATACACCTAATTTAGTCATAACGCCATTATAAAGAGTATCCATGTTCATTTTTACAACTTTATTCTGCACAGGGTTTGTGCTTGTATCACTTAATTCAGTATCAACAACGATACCACCATCAGCACCATCTTTACCTCTAGGCAGTATAAAGTCCAACACAACATTACTAGCAGTGCCACTATTGGTAACACTTGCATTACTACCTGCTGCACCTGTAGTCACGCTACCAATCTTGATAGACGCAGCAGTACCTGTATCGCCTTTTGCGCCTTTGATATTTACACTTGTAGGGTTGGTCAGTCCAGCTTTATTCGTCCAACTTAAGACACCAGCAGAGGACACACTAGGAACAAACACATTAACGTTCTCACTATAATTCTTAGCATTGTCCATGTAGGTTTTTGCATTGTCCTTGTAGGTCTTTGCATTGTCCTTGTAGGTCTTTGCATTGTCCTTGTAGGTCTTTGCTTCACCTGCGCTGTTTCTTGCAGCAGACGCAAAGTTACTAGCAGTAGTAGCAGCAGATTGAGCCGCTTCTTTACTAGCAGTTGCATTATCAGCAGAGGTCTTAGCGTTGGCAGCATAAAGGGACGCATTGCTCTTAGCAGTTTCTGCTGCTGTTTTGTAACCCTCTGCTAACCTTGCGTTTTCAGCAGCACTTGCAGCAGATGCACTCGCATACTGTGCGCTGTTACCTGCTACGCCAGCAGATTCGAAGGCGCTATCTTCACTCTGCGCTGCCGCAGCTGCACTTGCAGATGCACTCTGCGCTTGCGCTTGAGCCTGGGCATAAGCCTCTTGAGCTAATGGCAGCACTCTTGCGGGGTCCTCCGTCAGTACAATACTCTTCCCATCGTCGGCTATGCGGAAAGATTTGCCGGCCTCGAACGGCACTTCATTGACAAAAGCATCACCATCTATATCCACACTCATGATAATACTGCGGTTAAGCTTTTCAGCTATCTGCTGCATAGCCATTACGTTTTCATCAAACGCTGTCTCAACATCTTCCGCAAAGTACGGCCCGTTGTTTACAAGGTTCATCATCTGCTGCAGCGGCAGCTCGCGCATGATAACCAGTTTCTTGCCTTCCGGCAGCGCTGTTCCGCTGCTAGGATATGTTATCTGCCTTGCATCCATGTCCAGCTGATAATCGCTTGTGGCCAGTGCCGTTCCATCGTCCTGCATCAGATATACCTTAATATATTCCGGATGCTCTGCAGGACACTCAAAGGTAAATGGAAATGTCCTTGTTGAGCCGTTACCAACATAGATGTTTTTAGTAACGTCTTTCTGTACTGTCATCTTCTGCTCCTTTCCATAAAGCAAAAGCCCCGGCATCAGCCAGGGCTTTTTACATACTTATTGACAATAATATTTTACCACGGCTTTCAGGCCGTTTTGTAAAGTACAAAATGACTATTTTTGATTTTTCTTCAGCTTTTTATCAAAGATCAAGGCGCGCAGATAATCCGCAACGCTTTCATCGAAGCCGCTTTCCAGATACTGCAGCGTTGTTGTAAAGCTATCTATCAACGTGCTGGGAGCGCCGGTAACCTGACTTGTCAGTTTGCCCATCTCCCGGAGCGTATCGCTGATAGTTTTCTTGTCACTGACAGCGCTTTGGATAACTCTGTTTGTCTGTTCAATGGTATTTTCGATAGGAATTTTTGGAGCAAATTGATGCTCATCAAATACCTTGGCCATAAAGTAAGGTACAGCGTCACGCAACACCGGTATACCACCGACAATGCCTGTAAGAGATTCCTGCCCTATGCTCTTGATAAGCTTTTCAATCTTCCAGTCATCATCGTCACCGCTTGCGCCAGCACGCAGCAGTGCTGAGATAACCGCCGGCAGCAGTACCCACATCAGCAGCGCATCGCCAGCATGAGCTACAGCTTTCATCAGAGCCATGCTTTTATTCTTTGCACTTGCTGCTACGGCCTTCTTGTAGCCTACCTTCGCTTCCCATAATTTATAATTGAGGGCATTATAGACTGTAGAGTTATAGCTGTAATAAACGGTAAACTGCTTCATCAATTCTCCTCCATATCGCTGGACAGTTGCTTTATCTACCGTACGGCCGGAGCCGAAGCACCAGCGCACTGCAGCATCGCCAGCATTTACGCCTGCTTCCCTCGCCTGCTGCGGCGAATGTCCGGCATCCACCTCTGCATTGTAGGTCTTTTCATATTCGTGCTGCCAAAGCGGCAACGCCAGCATCAGGTCTGTCCAGGTTATCAGCTTGAAAGCATTGTTTTTTATGGTCTCGCCAGCCTTGCCTATGCCGGGAACACCATCCAAAATATTCGGTGCTTTCAGCGCATCATGGATGCTGGCATCCATGGTTTCCGCACGTTCCGCCATGAAAACAGAGCGCTGGAAAACAAAGTCCGTATATCGACGCGGGGCACTGTAAAACTTTTTAAGCGAATGCAGCAGCTCAGCAGCTCCCATATAATGAGCTACGCTCGGAGCGTTGGCGATATTCAGCAGCGCCGTTGTTACCCTAAAGCCCATTGTTCCCATTGTCTGAGCATTACGCAGCTTAGCCAAGACCTTTTCGTAGGATACCCTCGGTATCGGTTCTTCCGCCCAACAATCGCTGGTCCACTTTTTCAGATTTTTGTAAGCGTTCTGGCCGAGGTAATTGTAGACAAGGTTTTTGAAATTCTCATTGAGTACAATGCGGCGCACGTCACGTACCGGTTCACGGAATGCTACCAAATGGATAACATCAGTAATACTGCCGCTGATAACTTCAAATCTGAGGTCCAGCCTGCGCTCAACCTTATGCTGAGTACGTTCTTTCAGGAAGCCCTTTCCTAAAGACATTGCAATATTGCTCATTGCAGATTGCTGTGCAGCATCAGCCTGCTCCTGCGTACGCAAATCCCGCAGGTCATATTTAATAGGGAAGTAGCCACCATCCAAGGTATAGATTTTTCTGTCCTGCCCGACAACAACAAAGCCTTTGGCTTCCTGCTTCTGCAGCACGGCACCGGTCATGCGTGCTTCAATCTCTCTTATCTGGTCCCAATGGATATCGTAGAGCTTCCAGATACTGTTGACGAGGTTCCAGTCGCGCTCATCCAGATACTGCAGCACATTTTTAACCTGCGCTACGTTGACGTGATAGCCGTCCAGTACGCGCTGCTGGTTAGTTTCTGTACCCCAGTTAAGCGCAATCATAATGGCCTGCTCCTTGGTAATAACCGATGAGCCAAATTTATAGCGGCGTTTGTTACGCATATCTGCCAGTTCCTCGGGAGAGTAGGCACCAAACAGTCCTTTTAATTTGTTCTGCATATTCACGGCCATCTTCAGCTCTTTGTCTGCAGCTTCCTTCAGCGGGTCGTATATATACCGCAGCGCCACATCACCCATCTTTTTCAGCTCCACCTCTGGCTTAATCAGTAACCTGTCAGCCTGGTCTATAAAGTTTGCAGCATCATCCTGCCATCTGTTTTTATTGGCACCAGTCGGGTCAGCGTTAGCGCGTTCTATCATGCGCTGGCGTGTCTGCCCTTCAATCTCAGCAACTGCTTCGTCAACAGTCAGGGTTCTGCCATCCTTGGTTTTAATCGTGGCCAGCTTCATATTATCCATGCCGCGCTTATAGATAATATGCATAACCTGTGCCACCAAATCAACCTGCATATTGCTCAAATCCTTATGCCCTGCTTTACGTTTATTGCTGTTCATCGCCGCCTGCAGGAACCATTCAGGGAGATTGGTCTGGCCATCCGGTCCGAAGAACGGAGACTCCAGCATAAGGCCGCCTTCTTCCCTTGTAGCATCTGCTTTCATCAGCACTTCCATGATGCCCTCATAATGCGGCGGTACCGGCGCGTCTGCGTCAGAAAAGCCAAACACATACATAAGATGATTATACGCATAACGTTCATCTGCAGATATGTTCTTCGCCTTGCTGATTGTCTGCTGCTTGCGCTTCAGGCCATCTTCAATCTTCTTGATTTGCTTGGCGTTGCGGACAGCTCTGTCAGCAAACATATCATAGATCAGCTGAGCCTGTTTGTATTTGACGGCCTTATCCCAGTTGCCTTTGATAAGAGACTGCTCGGAATTGTACTGCGCCTGCGCCGACTTTCTGCGCCACATCTGGTAGTTGTTGGCGTCCTCAATAGGCATAACCTCCAGCTTCATCTCAACGAATTGCACATAGTCCTTGTAATGACTGAGTGCTGCATCACGCAGGCCACGCACATTAGCAAGCAGTTCACGTTTATCCTGCTTCAGTCCCTTTGTTTCTGCAGTAAGCTCTTCTATCTGCTTGCTCTGCCTGGTCATCTTGTCTACCGTCTTAATGACGCCTTTTTCTGCAGCATCATTCTTGCCGTCGGCCTCTATTTGGGTAGTCAGGTTACGCTGCTTTTTGGCAATGCGCTCAAACGCTTCCAGCTCCATCGCCGTGGCCAGCTTACGGTATTTGCTCTCCTGCACGACTTCTTCCGCGCGTTCGCGGAAATACTGAGCATCTATGCCGCTGTTATCTATCCCCTCCTTAAACTCTTTCATATGAGCTTCTACCGCAGCATCCAAGCTGCCGCCATACTCTTTAAGCTGCTTGACGTAATCCTCCACGTTCATGCCCAGTGTTTCGCAGATAACAGACGTGCTCATATTAGGGTTATTCTTGATATGCTCCTGGATAACAAATACCGGTTCTGCGGCCAGCTTTTCACGGTATTCCGCTTCTTCACGCTCAAACAATTCCTTTTCCTGCTGCCGGTAATCTTCCTTGACGTCCTTCAGTGCTATTTTGAGCACCTTTTCCTCAGCGTCAGCCTTGGCGCGCTCTACCATACGGCGATATACGTCCTTCGTGCTTCCTTCCAGATAATCCATGCCGCCGCTTTCGGCAAAATCATCTACGCCTTTTTTCCTCATAGCAATGTCGATTTCATCTTCACTGGCAATCATGCGGTCCATAACTGCTTTAACCTCTTTGGACGGAGCACCGCCAATCTGGCTGAATGCACGATAGATTTTAGTCAGCCACTGCTTGAAGCGCCGGAAGATACTGCGCGTTGCTTCTGTAGGTGCGTAACCGCTCTTCAGATAATTTTCAAAGCCACGGGCAAAGCGTTCCTGCATCCAGAGCCGCTGCATCTGTTCCAAGGTCATTTTCTTGCCTTCGATTTCAACGGAGCCTTTGGCAACTGCAGTTTTCATCTGCTCGTTGAGCTTTTTAAATTCACTCTCCATAGCAGTGCCTTTGTACTCTTTGACAAATTGCGTATCGTTCCATGCAGCCCACCGGTTAATCGTGGCCACGTCATCCAGCAGCTGCTTCGGAGCATTCGGTAATTCTGCCAGCGCCAGCATATCATGCAGATAGATATGAGCCATCTCATGCATAAATGTCGACTGGTCTGCAGCCTTAAACAGAGAAATAACCTTCTCGCCGGTAGTTTTAAAGGCAGTCTGGCCTTTGAGCTGCCATAAGCCGCGCTGATCAGAGTCCATGCTGTAGCTTCTGCCGCCAAATACAATGATAGGATTATCGATAGCGTTCAACACTTCGTTATCAATTCTTTCCTGGCTTGCGCCCATGGTATAGAGCCGTGCTTTCATTGATGCTACTCTGGCTTCCTGCTCTCCATGCAAACGGAAGTATTTTTCATAATCGCTAGAGCTTTCGTCTTCAGCTTGCCATTGCAAATCTGTCTGCAGCTCCTTGATTTCCTGCAGGCGCTTTACTTTTTCTTCGGGTATCTGTTCTTCCAGCTCTTTAACCTTATTTTTGATATCAGAAAAAGCAGCATCGGAAATTTCACCGGTGTCATGTTCAAAGTCAGCTATGTCATATTCGAGCATAGCCGTAACATATTCTTTACCTTTAGGATGTAGGCGCTCTATTTCTTCATCGTACTTCTGCATCTGGCGCTTCATCTGTTCATTGACTCTGGCCGGGCTGCCGCCGCCAGCAAAGCCTTCTGCATTCTGGATGATATGCTGGATTTCATGGATGAGAGTTTCAGCTAAATTCTTGTGAGCTGCTGCTACATCTCTGTCAGCCTTTTTGATTTCATTAAAACTAATATCCGCCCTGCTGACAAACTCTGCTGCTTCTCTTATCTTGCTCAATTCTTTTTGTCTATCCAGTATGCCTTTATTAAACTGCCCATTGTTATTTTTGCTTTTAAGTTTTTCTATAACAGATTCTTTTTCTTGTATCAGCTCCTTCAAACTATTCACTGCGGCCTTTTTGTCAAACGTGTTATTTTTAATACCATGATTAAGTGCATACTCTATGAACTCGTCACCATGAGAAAAGAACTTGCCAGCCTTAGCCCCATCCTTGCTTACTACGCGTTTATACTTTATGCCGTTTATGATTATTTCCTGCTTGATGCCGTCTCCTAGCAGATTGCTGTTTATTCCAATGTAGCCTTCTCCAGCAGCTACTCCCAAGGTCTGCTCTTCCATCGATTCTGACTGAACCATGACGTCAGCTAGCCACGGATAAGCTTCATACAGTTTAGGATTAGTATATATCTCTCCTAACGGTATAGCATATCCTTCTTCTGGAAATTTAGCAGCATCTATCTTATCCAAATTATCCGGTATCTCAAAACGCCATTTACCATCAGCGCCACGATGCCAGCCGGTTTTTTGGTAGATGGTTTCCATATCTGCAGCTTTAGCCAGCATTTCTTTTGCTTCCTTCAGCTTCTCCATATTTGCAGTCATAGCACGCTCGCCAGCAGATTGGTTATAGCGCTCTATAATATCAATGCTCTTATCATCGAAGACGACAAAGCAGCGGCCATCTTTCATACCTTCGTAAGCTATGCCTTTAATTCCGTGCTCATTAAGCAGCTCAGACGCGCCACGCCAATTATAATCCTCTTCGCCCATAGCCTTCGCCAGAGCATCGTAAATCTTGTTGCCGGAAAACATGCCCCCCAAAGTACCGGAAATATCAGCTTTTGCCTGATTGATAACCTCCTCTTTTGCAGCAGCATCTTCTGCTTTGGCACGCTCTAATTCTTCTTCTAAAGCAGCAGCCTGGCTTCTGAGCTTCTCTTGTTCCTGATTACGATACTCACCATCTGACTTTAGCTTTTCAATTTCTTCTTTGCTATATCCGTATCTTTCCAAGCTTCTTGCAAGCGTTCTATAGCCAAATGTATTTGAATTGCTCTCTAAAAGCTTACCAATGCCATCTGCTAATTTATTGAAGCCATCAATCTTAAACTGAACCTTGCCAGCATTATCAAAAGCTCTTAATTTAAAGTTCAGCAGATTTTCCCAGAACTTTATTGACTGCTCTTCATTCAAAGATTCGATAGTATTTTTCAAAAGCGCTTGTACATTTTTGTTCTGATTAATGAAAGTCTTTTGTTCGTCTAACAGCACATTGTTTTCTGGAACTTCCACTTTCAGCAAGCGTGAAGTATTTTTGTACTTCACGTCAGCTTTTTCAATAATGTTTATCGCTTCTTCTAGTTTAGCAATATAGCTTTCTGTATTAGCCGTTCTTTTGGTTCCGGCAATTCTTTCCTTTAAGCTTTTTATTGCACTTTCCTTATTCTTGCTTCCGCTCATTGCATCAAACGTATCCAAAACAAATTCTAACGGCTCATTGTCAATAAGCTTCTGTCCTGCTGCTGTTGTCCAATCTCCCTCCTCATCAATTTTGTACGTAACCCCATCTACAATTACTGCGCCAGCGTCAGCCCCCAGCACTTCCTTGTATGCCTCTGATATTTTTCTATCCTTAGCAAAGTACAGGCCCCAGCCATGTACCTGGTCACCAACGCCATCGCCGATTTTGCCAATATCAAACCTTTCAAAATCGTAAGGCGTGCCATGCCATGCTTTCTGGTCTAATTTCATAGAGCCAATAGCCATCTGATCTTCTATTCTTAGCTTACCTGTATTTTCATCTATATAAGGGTCACCATACAAATCTTTGACTTTAGCCAACATTTCTGTTATACTGAATGCGGAGGAATTGTTTGTTTCTCCACTAATCCCGTCATAGGTCAGGCCGCCTTTTGCCTGCGATGACGGGATTTTGTTTTCCCTTATTTCATACAATGTAACCTCATTCAGGCTTTGAAGTATATCGAGGCTATTGCCAATAGCGTTTATAACCAATACTCTCGGTCTTTTGTTTAAAATTACCGGCATTACAAATCTATAGGTGAAGCTGTCTTCAGTATCCTCTTTAAAATATTTTCCCTTGCTATGCTCAGTCGGAGCAATTTCAATCAGTATAGCTTTCCTCAACACTTCTTTAGGATTGCTAAGGGTTATATTTCTAGCACGTCTCCTTTTATTATCGCTTAATCTGTTTTGAGACCTTGCCAGAACTATATGACGTGAATAATAATCATCCTTAATTTTCGAAAAGTCAAATACTGCTCTAAGATCTTCCGTAGTTACCGGTTCGCTGGTGCTTAAAACATTTTTTATGTAATTTATGGTTTTGTCTATAGCGTCCGGGTGAATGCTATTATCACCAACAGAATCAATTAATTCATCTAAATTTATAGCCTCATATCGCTTCGATAAATCAATACCTACATTTACTGCCTGATTAAACTTCTGCTCAGCAGCTTCACTCTCACTTCTGATAAGCCCAATACCACGCGCATAATCAAGCGCAGTATATTTAGTATGGCCAACCTGTCTATGCAGCTCAGCCATGCGGTCTGCCATTCGTGCGGCAAGGATAGCACTCATCTGTGCTGCCTGCCGCACTTCTTTGCTTTCAGCGCCTTCCAGCTTGCCACGCAGCTTACGGTATACCTCAAAGCCTTCTTCGCTCAGGCCTTCAGTAATAGAGAGTTCGCCCGGATCTATTTTTTCCAGAGCGGGAGTCAATGCATCCAATCTGCGGATAGCTTCTTCCGTTGCTTCCATAGCTACCTTGTTATTCTCATACCATTGGTTATCTTCCGGCGTGCGGTTTTCCCAACCAAAGAGCCCATACTCGTTGTGGCCGGTCCAAATCTCACGCGCCAGCTCACGCAGCTCCATCTTAGAGGGCTTATGCTTATTCTCTTTATAGTAGCGCTGATACCATGGGTCGTTATTGCTTACCTTGATACCACGGCCACGCATCTGATTATCATATTCCGGGATTTCTACTACAGCTACGCCGTTGCCCATACCCTTTTCCAGCTCTTCGACAATCTGATTAAGCGGCTCGTCAATCTTAGCCTGCAGCGATTTTCTGATTTCCTTTACGCCTTCCTTGGGATTATCCGGGAAGCGGCGCAATACGGCCTCTGCTATCTCACGGGTTTCCGGAGTATGGAAGTTATTATCAAGATAGGTATTCAAAGCATCTTCACGCTGGCGGTTCTCATATGCCAATATGCGGTCCATCTCGCGGCGCATCCTGCCGGCATATTCTCTGTTGCGTGCCAGGCATTCGCTGATATCGCTGAATGTGATGTAGTCTTCCAGATGGGCACCGATTTCAGTCGGCAGCAGCTTAGATACATAATCAGCTGTACTGATTTTCAAGTCTGCCTTAGTGTCAATGATGTCTTTAAGATACTGTTCGCCTATGCCTGCTGCCTTTGCTGCAGATTTCAAAAGCTCATAGCCGCCCTGCTGGTTAAGAACGTACTCTGTATCTATGTTAATAGTTTCCAGCTCCGTGCCTTTGAGCTGATTATTCAGTACCTCGTTATATACTTCCGGAGCTTTTTTAAACAAAGCATTGTTTTTGATATCCTCGGCAAGACTTCTCAGCATAGATATACCGTTAGCATCACGCAGGTTAGCCTTCTGCTCTTCACTTTTCAGCTGCAGCACCGCGGATGCACGACGCATAAAAGATACCGTGCTTGCTCCATGCGCACCAGCGCCAAAGCCGATCGACGCAGGCAGCGCCTGCCAGCTTGCCTCCAGCCCGCCAACGATAACATCCTTTGCCGTATATGTAGGGATATCACCGCCCGGATTGTTTGCTGCAGCAATATCAGAAATAATTCTGTTGCTCATCTCCTGCACGCCTTCTTCCGCGCTCTCGGAGATGGCCACTGTTCCGATGTTCTTGGCACTGTCACGCAGATATGCGGCAAGCAGGCTCTGCAGCTCCGTGCTGTCCTTGGCACTGCTGATAATTTCTTTGATGCTCTGCGCACCTGCACCGCCTTTGATGACGTTCAGGATTTTGTCTGCGTTGCTGAATTCTATACCCGTTTCCAGCGCTGCTGCTACAGCAGCATAGCTGCGCGCCTGGTTATCTGTCAGCAGCTGCCTGCCCTGCTTATCCTTATAACCTCTGTAATCAAGGTAATTGTTGCCGGCGATTTCGTCATACATATCCTGCGCCATACCGATACGGCTGCCGACACTATAACCAATCTTGGCACCTGCGGCCGCGCCTGCAGCAGTACCGGCACCCAGCGTTGCACCGCCGCCGGCAATACCGCCGAGAAGCGCACCGAAGCCAGCGCCGTATACGCCCATCTTCTGGCCATTAAGAGCATTACGCAGCATCATCTTACCGCTCTGCACTGTGCCGCCTACAATAGCACTCATCGGGTCCTCAAAAAGTCCCGGCAGTTCCTTGGAATTTTTCTGTGCTTTTTCAATTTCTCCCAAACGTGCAATGTCAGCATCCGTCAGCTCTTTGCCGTTCATAGCGGCGTAGCCCATACGGCCGCGCTCACTCATCAGGTTATCAAGCTCCCAGCCGGTCTTAGCTGCTTCAATGATGCCCTGCGTCTGGCGCACGTTCTTTAAGTTGTGCAGAGCAATAGCAGCGTCAGTATCACTCAGCTTGGCCAGCTCGCTCAGCTCAGGGTAGGCCTCAAACACTGCCTGAGGGTCCATAGCCTTCTGCTGATAATTATATACATTGCGTGCGTTGGCCAGATTATCAGCGTTAGCCAGGATAGCATTCTCCGGAATGTTTGTGGCCGCGCTGATTTTCTTTGCTTCCAGCAACACATCGTCTTTGCTGTAATGATATTTTTTATACGTTCTGTCCCACAAAGAGCCTAGTCTGTCCTTTTCAAGATCTTCCGCACTCTTTTGTGTAGGATAGTATTTAGCAAGCTCCTGTTTAGTGCCATTGTTCCATGTTCCTGTTTCATCAATAAAGCCGGCACTGGTATCAACATCAGCGCCGGAGAAAAAATTCTTCACTCCGTCCCAGAAGCCTGTTTTGTTATTACCGTAAGAGCCGACCGGTTCCGTTTTCGCCTGCTCAACAGCAGGACGAAATTCACGCGGAATGTTCTGAGTTTCCTGCTGTTGGCCACCTTGCATATTACTGAAATTAAAAGTTCCCATAATGTTAGTCTCCCATCGTCTGCTTAAACGCTGCCTTGCTCATGCGCACCGGCTGAGCATTGCCATAAAACCATACATTGACGTACCCGTCATCTGCATTGCTGATATGATAGATATCATGGTTGCCAAGCTGCGCCATATTGTATGATATATCACTGTTCCAGAAGTGTTCGCCTTCTACCGTAACGCCGCCGACACCCTTAACCAGTCCCTGTTCCATGATATCCATCACCCAGTCTACTGTAGGCGTGCGGTTTTCTTTAGCTATGTATTCGTTTATTGCTCTTTTGGCGTACCGCTTCAATCCCGGACGCCACGCTTCCGGCACCTTATTTCTTCCGCCCATCTTACTGTAAAAGGCTTCCATAACGCTGTCCCAGTCAAATGATGCCTTGCCTTCGCTCCTAGCTGCAGCTTTCGCCGCCTGCTTATTCATATGCACGTATTTCATAATTGTTTCCGTGCTGCAGCCTGCATCAGATAATTTCTGGATCAGCTCATCCTGCGACAGTCCGCCCTTGTCTATGGCATCTTCTATTTCCATAGCCTCGCCTACAGTTAATTTATGTACGCCTGAAGATGTAAAGCTCTTTGCTACAGCATGCAAAGTTTTATAGGCGCTATAATCGTTGCCTGCTATCTGTTTGGCCATGTTTTCAAAATACGCCGGGTCGCGTATTCCATTATTGTAGGCAGCAAACATTTCATCCGACGCTCTTTCCACCATAAGGTTAATGCTTGTACGCTTCTGCTGCACCTGCTGCAGCGCGTACTGCATATAACCTTTTTTTAATTCTTCACGCTCTGTTGCGTCCATAGCTCTGCCGCCGATATGGCTATAGCCTACCGTATGATATCCGGCAGCATCCAGCGCCAGCTCACTCACTCCATGCTCACCGCTCTGGATAACCTTGCCGGTCTTGGCATTGTATATACCGACATGGGTAATGCCCTTATAGGCTTTAGTGTCAGAATGCACATCATCCGGGTTGTCGCTCGTAGCGTACTTACTGCCATCTACCTGCCAATAGACAATATCTCCGTCCCTTAATTGTTTACGGTCATTAAACGTCAGCCCTTTACGTTCTGCGTTAAGGTAGGTACCGTCAGCCAGGCTGCTGGTAATGTCATAATCACCGCCAGCCGTCTGAATATATTTTTTTACAAAGTTGGCGCATTGATTGCTGCCCCAAGCCTTGCCTTCCTCTCCCTGTGCAAATGCCAAACCTTTAGCGATATCTGCCGTACCGGTCTGCGTAGACAAGAGCGCCTGCACACCGCCGTTTATATCACTGCCATACTTAGTATAAATGCCGGCAAAGGTATTAAGCTGATTATTGCTTTTCTCCCTCGCGCTGATAATCTTATCGTATTGGATACGTTTCTGCGGGTCCATAAGATAACCGTAGGCCTGCAGTATCTCGCCGCCACGCGTCCATCCTTCGCTGCTGTCTGAATTGATAGCAGCCTGCGCTGCCGTCTCTGCTACCGCAGCCTTCCATTTGTTGCTTGCTTCAGCAATCTTTTCCTGGCCATAGTTGGCATACCTTGCTGCAGTCATAAAATCACCGCGGCGCATAACAGCGTCCAGATCATCATTGTTATGCCAGTTTACTGCTACGTCCTTCAAAGCTAATTTGTATTGATTGTTGAGCTGCGTATCCTGGTACTTCTCCATCTCACCCATGGTATAACGTTCCATCTGGGCACGCTGGCCGGTCCAGTCACGTTCAACGGTGTTGTAAAAGGCTTTGCTTCCCAGAACGCCACGCAGCGTAGACGGTCCTTTTTGCATAATGCCATTAATAATCTTCTTGCGCCCTTCCTCGTACTTGGTAAGGTTATCCCTGGCATTTTCTTCCTTATTCTGCAGCAGCTCATTCTGCAGCCTGCTCATCTGCATATTGTAATCATTATTGGCCTTCATCACGTCGGCAATGGCTATCTGCTCATAGAGCTTCTGCCCTCCCTCGACCATCGTATTGGTAAGATTTGCATTTGCCCTTGCCAGCGCCATCTGCCCGCCCATATCAGGATGCACACCGCTCGTCTGGCTTGCAGGCGTACCGAGCTTTGCCTGGTTCTCGTAAACATCAATTACTGCCATATTCTGCTCCTTTCCTATATACGCAAAAAGCACCCAAGGCTTAGCCTCAGATGCTTTCTACGTTGCTAATTTTTTAGAGTATGATGAAAATGGGAGATTGGCTTCCCTTCCGCACTATCATTTTACCACACGTCCTTTGCCGATTTGTAAAGTACAAAATGACATTTTTACCATTTTGCTTTTGCCCAGCCATCATTACTGTAGCTTGATATGCCACCACCGGTATGAGCAGGCAGTCCCTTTATTTCTGTGTAGCCGGGTACACTGTAGTTTTGCAGCCCTACGCTTTTACCGGCTGAGCTTTTCAATGCTCCCATGCTTTTGGCCGTGTAAAGATTAGCCGCCACGCTCAACCCTGCCTGCAGCATACTGTTCATCATAGCACGCTTGCCGGCCTTGCGGTATGCCCTGGCGCTCGACGCATAGGCATCGCCCTGATTCAAATTGTCCGTACTCTGCTGGAAGATGTTATCTACCTGCTGACGCGCATTGTATCTCTCAAAGGCAAGCTCCTGTTCCTGGTTAAACTGGCTGTCTGCCATCGCCGCTAGTGCACTGCCGCTTGCCGTTATTCCGGCCGCGCCGATGTTTGCTCTCTGCTGCCCCTGCAGCTGCAGCAGTCTGCGGCGTTTGTTTTCCTCGTTGATTTCATTGTTCTGCGCCTGCTTCTCGGCCTGCTCCTGCAGCTTCTGCGCATTATTATAGGCGATATCAGCATTTGCCTGCGCCTGCGCCGCCTGTGCGTTGGCCTGCTGACGTGCTGCACGTCCCTGCAGATAACCGCCCAAGAGAGTTGCACCAATCATTACTCCTACGCCCATGCTATCCCTCCTTTAAAATTCTTTCGTCAAAATAAAATTCCCTGTGCAGCAGATTGTATATCCCGTATTGTACCGGTTCCGATATCTCAGCGCCAAGCCATCTGAGCCAGCGCAGGATTTCTGCGTTCCCAGCATCAACCTTATTGGACATAGGCCCATAGGCCGCCACAATCGCCCTCAGAAAGCGTTTGGTATATCGCCCTACTACTAGCCTATGCTTCAATGTTTCGTCGGTCATGAGCAGCCAGACGCATTTTACGGAACATATTGCAGCCGGGCTTCTTACTCCATAGATAGCTGCAGGCACACCGTCAACATAAAAGCAGCCAATCAGTTCGCTATATCTGACGCTTCTTTTTAAAACATCCAGCTCATGTCCGGCACCATACAGCGCCGCCAGCTCCTGCCTGTTGTCCTGCCGCAGATGTGCAGCCACGTATTCAATATCTCTATCCGACGGACGAGAAAAAGTATATTCCGCCATATTATCCTCCCGGCACAATCTCCGGAACAATGGCCAGTACCGTCATCGGCAGCGGTGCATCCTGCTTAATGATAAGCTGCTGCGTTTCGTCCCAGCCTGCAGCAGGCAGGACGATTTTTTTCTTACCGGTGAAAAGTTTTGTAGGCTGGCCATATCCTTCAGTATCGCGCCATTTGATTTCATCCAGTTTTTCCTCACTCAGGCCATACAGTCCGCCACGCGTGTTTTTAAAGAGGACGGAAAGATTACCTATGCGCTTCTTGCGGCTAATGGAGCTGCCGTCCTGCATTTGGAATTCTATCGGCAGCGTCTTTATGACTGCATCAATAGGCAGTCCTACATGCACAACACTGTAGCCATGCTTTTCGCTCAGCGTAACTTTACCGCCTTCCACCTTCTGCGGCGGCAGCGCGTTTCCGTCAGCCAGTATGGCCACGGTTTCACCCTCCAGCCACGTCAGGCCTGTTACCTCTTTTATATCGCTGCCACGCATGGTTATGCCGTCGTCAACATAAATCTGTTCTTCCGGCACATCGTTATCGTTCCTCTTTTCCAGCATAACGTTCTCGTATTGGCCGTTACGTTCTATGACTGCGTAAAGCTCGTCACATTCTCCGCCAGGGATGCAGCAGACATTGACAAAGCGTGCATTCTTAATACTGTGCTTATGCCATGCGTAGATATCCTGCTCCTTGATATAGGTAAGCCCTAAGAGCAGTCCGTCATCACGGACAAACCATATGATGCTGTCCGGAGTCTGCTGATAGGTCATAGCTACTACTTTATGGCCATCAAAGAGATGAGAGCATAGGAGGTTGAGGTCATCGCCGGTGTATTTATCAGCCTCATAGCTGTATGCCAAGTCACGGATGATGTTGCCCTGCTGCTGTGCAAAAACAATTCTGCTGCCTACCGTTACCGGCAATACGTCAGATATGCCACGGTATTCCTGCGCCTGACTTAAAGTATTGCTAGGCGTCAGCGCTTTGCCCTGCCCACCGCTTACCTTATATTCACCGCCGCTTGTCAGCAGAATCAATTCTCCAAAGGCTACCATGGCTTTGATGCCATTCATCTGGCCGCCGTTTAGAGTAGCCGTTACCGCATCATCGTCTACCACAGGTGTTGATGTTCCGAAATTATAATAATCTCCTACCTTACTGCTCCAGAACGTCTGCGGATATCTTGTGCTGCCGGCAAATACCAAGCGGTCCTCAAAGAAGCCTGCTGCAGACGGATAGCCCTTGCTCCTGCTCCACGGAGAAAAAGCCCAGATCTGCGTAGCGTCTGTACTGCCAATCGTGCGCAGCACCTTGCCTTTAACCTTTTTACCGCTGATGTACTCAGTAATTTTCACAATACCGCTATAATCATTGCCGAAGCTCTGCACAGTGACATAACCGGTCTGATTCTCATTCTCACCGCTCCAGATTGTTGTATCAAACTCTGTTGAGGTTACCCTGTACCTGACAATGTATTCCTCTTCGTTCTTTTCGGTAAAGTTGTAGTTCTGGCTGTGATTGCCGTCCTGCGTTCTTACAAGCTCCCACATAGAGCTGTTCTCGTTATATTTTTCCAGTGAAAAGTTTCCCTTCCAGAAGCCGAAGCTCTCTACATAGACGCTAGAGCCCGGCAGGCAGCTTACCAGCAGCGCATCCGTTGCATCGGGCACACCTTTTTTGTATTCGCTTTTTTTATAATGAGTCAGCTCAATAAGGCTGCCAATGGTATCTTTCTCAAAGATATCCTTATCTGCTGTTAACGTGACTTCGCCTTCCGTCGCACTGGCAGTTATCTTCGCCGCCTTGCTGCCATAGCGGAAGCGGATATTACAGAACCCGTCACCGCCGCTTTTGCCGTTGATGTTGGCAGCGTTGGTTCCCTTGGTGCCACCGACAGCTCCGCCGCTATAGCTCGTTCCTTGGCTACCGGGTGTAATTACTGAACGGAAAAAAACTTTACCACCTGTTCCTCCTTCGCCGCCTTTAACTGTTCGACCGAACGCAACAGTACTGCCGCCAGCTCCGCCATTCTCTCCTGTGATGCTCAGGAATTTACCCAGTGACTCCGTTTGTTTGCCGTTGCCGCCTGCACCACTTGCGCCAACCTCAATCTTATACTTTTGCCCAGGCTGAACATCAGTTGAAAAGCGGATGTATTCACCTGTGCCGCCATCACCTCCGGGAGCCGTATATGTTCCTGCGATAGCAGCGCCGCCACCACCGCCGCCAGCACCAGCCAATTCCACCGAAATATTGGTTACGGTATCAGGAAGCGTCAGCTCGTAGGTTCCAGGACCATAACGGTATAATTGCGTTACCTGCTCATCCTCCGTTGCAGTGCTGCCATTGCTGTCCTCAAACGGGCCACCTGTTATCGGCATCTGTTCCCAGCGCCAGTCGTATGTACTGTAGCGCGTAAGCGTCATAGGATAATGGTCAGGATGTACGATAAAAAGCACGTCAGCACTCTGCGTGTATTTTATTTTGCAGATTCCCTGCAGGTCGGCTGGATTAAGATTGTTGCTTATTGTATAAGGCTCTCCGTTATCCTCTACAATATATTGGCCGTTGTACAGAAAACGGCAATGTCCTGCAGTGACTTCTATGATATAGGTTTCATTGGCGTTATACAGAAAGGGGATATAGAAGGCACGCTTACCTCCATAGGTTACGCCAATATGCCGGAAGCCATTGCGGTTACGCACGCCACCATAACGCTGCACCGTAAAGTTTTTCAACGTGGCAGCGCCGCTATCATATTTATTGATATCGACGCGGCCGTACATACTGTCCGACAATTCACCGCCGGCAAAGCTAGGCTTCAGTTGATACAGCCCCATTGTCAGCCCTCCCATCTGGCGTTGGCCAGTCTATCCTGTACAGCTTCTTCCTGATTGTCTTCTGCAGCATCCTCGCCAGCCGCTTCCGTAAAGTAAGCATTGTATGCCTGGATAGCATTTGTCGCAAGGTTAATATTACCGGTCAAAGCGAACGCCATCTCCGCCGCCAGCTTCCAGCTGAAGGCTTCAATGAATTGGCTGTCGAATGTTTCGCTGTCCTTTACGTCTGCAGTATATTCCACATAGGCGTTAGAGATATTACTGTATATCTTGCGTCCGCCGTTGCCGTTCATAATGCGGAAGTAGTTATCTTTAGGCAGGCCAACAAAGCTGTCATTGTACATAAGGCGTATGGCCAGAGCATCAGAAGGATATTGATAGACGTATTTATAATCAGGTGCCGTTTCATTAAGCAGTGCCAGCTGCACACGCTTCGTTGCGAACGTCCAAGGAAAGCGGCGCAATACATTCTGACGGGTAAAATTGAAATAACGTGTACAGATTCTTGCAGGCTGGCTTGCCTCATCCATGCGGTTGATTTCGTCTACGCCGATACGGCCAAGCGCAAGGTTGCAGATTTCAATGTTATTCATGGTTTCCTCCTAAAACAAAAGGCCGGAATAAGCTCCGGCCCGATGTTATTCTCCGCGCAGAGCGGAAATCAGTTCTTGTTTTTTGGCATTCTTCGGCGGCTCCAGGCCGTTTGCACGTGCCAGCTTCTGCAGTTGGCCGACATTCATATCTTCCAAGGAAGAAGGCGTGATATCCGGGTTTTCCATGCTGCCAGACGTTTCGTCCGAATGTTCTTCGTTCGCAGGTTCTTCATCCGAAAGCACTTCGTTGGAAGGAGTTTCGTTCGCAGGTTCTTCATCCGAAAGCTCGTCGTTGGAAGGAGTTTCGTTCGCAGGTTCTTCATCCGAAAGCTCGTCAGCATTTTTATTCAGTGCCAATCTTTCGGCTGGATTATAAAGCGGTTTGAAATGCTCCGGCACATTCTCACCCAGCTCCACCACTTCGCCCTTTTCCCAAAGCCTGCACTGCCAATAGCAGGTGCGGATTACTTTGTATCTCATACCGTTACCTGAATATCTGGGGACAGATATGCCCAAATCTTGCCACCTGCCGGAACGGTAGTATCACCGGTGATTGTTACGCGGACATAACGGCCCTGCGGTTGGATAGACGCGAAGAATTGCGCCAGCTGGCAGGCGTGCTTCTGCTGCTCAGCGGTTTTGCCGATAGTCACCACCATCTCAGTTATCGGAGCAGAGAAGCTTTCGTCAGCGCTGGACTGCAGCTCTACGCTTTTTACGCGGCCGGCAGTTACGCCCTTAGTCAGTTTAACATCAACATAGAGCGGTCTCAAAGATTTGTTGCGGCCGATATCAAGCGCCTTACTGGTGACAGTCGCTGCAGTATCGACATTTTCACAAAGAATAAGCTTTGCATCAATCATTACAGCCATATTCTTACCTCCTTATTCTACCGGCACTTTAGATTCAGTGCTCAGGATAGCATCGTTGCGCAGGATGGGAGAGCCCCAGAAATGCTGGATACGCTTACCACCAAAGTCTTCCAGAGAAAGGTTAACATTATTTTTCTTCTGCGCAATGATATTGATCATGGTCTGCACCTTACGGTTACAGAGGATAACAGTACGGCCATGGTCAGGGTTTTCAATGCAGTCATATACTTCAATCAGTTTATCGATGAAGTCAGTGCTGCTGGTATTGGTAGTATCAATGTTGGCCAGACGTGCTACATAGCGCGGGTCACGTACGCAGAGGCCTACGTCCCAGTTGTACTGAGATTCATATCCCCAGTATTCAAGGTTGTTCTCATCTCTCACTTTAACACGTCCGTTGTCACGATAGCTGTAACCGCCAGGAACGCCTTCCGGAGTGATACCATAAACAGTATCAGGTGCAAAGGTCACTACCCAAAGAGAGGTCAGATTATTACCGGTACCGCCCGCGTCAACAATCTGATTGGCGTAGATTTCATCCTGCCCAGCCTTATCATAGTAAAAAGCGCCAAGGCCGGTAAAGCCTGCAGGGTTGATTTGTTCATCACCATAGAAGAAGGTAGTAGACATCTTCTGGCTCATCGCTTCCTGATGTGCATAGTTTTCATTAAGCCGATAGGTATTGCTGTTCTTGTTGAGCTTCATCAGTCGCTCATCAATCTGTGCAATAGCCTCAACACCGCCGGTAGTAAAGCTTGCCTGGCCAGTGCTGGATTTAGTAGGCGCTACGCCACGGTTAATAATACGCCATGCTACATCAGGCAAACTGGTTCTGATAAGCGCTTTTTCAACGCTGCCGCTGTTGCAGGTTCTCATAGGGAATACTTCCCAGAGACGGTTAGTTTTGGCCTGCAGCTCTACGACCTGCGCCGCTGCTTCATTGCCCGCAGAGCGATACTGCTGTGCAATATCATACATAGTTGCCAGGCCAGTGTTGTTATAAAGTCCGGTTTGTGCCATTTAATTCACTCCTTCAGTATTTGCTGTTAGGGAAGAGGATGTCTTCTGCCCGCGGGGTTCCCTTGCCACCGCCGACATGAGTATCTGCCGGTTTATCTTCGCTGATAAGCTGTCCGATAGTTACAAAGAGCTTGCAGACTGCCGGATGATTGATAGCACCGGTATCAATCAATACCTGCATCGCCTCACTGCCGCCAAAGGTATTTACAGCAGTTCTGGCAAAGCCAAGGTTTTCCTGACTGGTCAGCCCCAACTTCTGACATTCAGCGATATTTTTTTCAACGGCATCTTCTGCAGCATGCAGATAGCCGTTGATAATCTCGCTGTGCATTTTCAGCAGGCTGTCAGCCTGTGCCTGCGAAAGCTTTGCATCCTTAGCTATGGCAGTAAACGCTGTTTTTTGTTCATCGGTGATTGTAAGGCCTTCGCCCAGGTTAAACTCATAGTTTTCCGGTACTTCGCCAGCGCCGCCGCCAGCATCAGCAGGATTGCCGCTGCCGTCACCAGCAGGATTGCCACCACCGTCACCAGGGGAATTGCCGCCATCAGGATTATCAAAGATACTTTTACTGCCACCTGCAGCACCACCGTCACCACCGGTGCCGCCATCGCCACCAGCTCCGCCTTCACCGCCGCCAGCATCGCCGCCGTCAGGAGCCAGAAAGAACAACCATTTCTTTCGCATTAAACATTACCTCCTTCAAATTGGTCATAGAATTCATCTTTGTGTTTTTCTTTGGGACGGTCCCGCGCTTCCTGCCGCATCAGCAGCTCCAGCTGCAGGCCTTCCTCAGTATCATCTCTCAGCATACGGAGCAGTTCTTCGCCAACGCTGCGCCGGCCAATCTCGTACCCCATGACACTTTCACGCCCGACAACATAGTTAGGGGTATTCACTTCCATTGTGTCGAGCAGCTCATAAATAAATTCCCTACCCGTCTGCGTCTGCATGACGTTTACGAGCAGTTCAGCAAATCTTTGCTTTTCCATCAGCTCATCCCCATTCTGCTCAGCATATCATCCAGAGCATTATCCGTATTGGACGGCACCTCACTCAAAAGCCTTGCAGCTTCCGCACCGGTCTTGGCCGCTTCTGCACCCTGTGCCATCTGCGCCTGCTGCATCTGTGCTTCCTGTGCCTGCTGGCGTTGCTCTCTGAGCTGCTGCACCTCATCTTCGCTGCGCATGATTTTCTCAGGCGTACCGCTGATAACGCCAACCTCACGGATTACGTTGTCGATGTTGATAATA